TTGGTTTATCAAGATCAACAACCGTATCATATTCTTTAATAGGAATTACTGAAGGGAACCAATCATCTTTAATATTTTCCATCAGTCAAGTCTTCCTCCCATAAATTGACCATATGTTTTTCTCAACCTTAATGCAGTTTTTGCTACTATGAATTGATTATATTGTTTCATTTAACTATTTAGATAAAAAAAAGACCCTCCCGATTGGGAGAGTCTTGTAAATGATTGAAGTATATAAACTTCTGATCACATGAGGTTCTTGACGGTAACGCGACGGTAGTAGCGGTTCTGGTTCGTCTGTAGACGACCCAATCCCTGGTTGGTTCCTTCAGCGAAGGGGTTAGCAACCATACCGTAACGAGTCTTGAATCCAATTTTGGGTTGGAAGCTGTTCTCGCCAACTGCACGAACCATCTGAAGAGGAACGTAAGGGCAATAGAATAGACCAGCGTCATAAGGTGAGGAACCTTTGTATCCACAAACGTAGTACTGGTTTCCACCTTGAGGAGCACCTGTGCCAACTAGGTTAGCAGCATAAGGGTCGATGTACACTTTGTACTTACCTTGGAGAGTACCAGCAAATGTGTTGCCAGTGTCATCAACGTTAAGGTTAGCGTTAAGTGCAGGGGTGTAATCAAGAACACCAGCCATTGTAAGTGCAGAAGCAACGTCAGCAGAACAAAGGATGATGTTACCCTTTCCGCGACGAGTTCTTTGTGCAATAGCGTTAGCATCTCTTTCGATCTGGAACAGAAGTCCTTTGAACTTCTCAACAGACCAGCGACCGTTGGAGTCGATATCGAGGTCAAACTGACCAGCGGTAGCAACGTTCTGAACAGCGCCTTGCTCAGCAGTCTTGTAGATAGTACGGATAACTTCGCGGTTAATTTCAGCGAGGATCTCAGTACTCAAGATGTTAGCAAGTTCTGCTTCAGCGTTAAGACCGTGAATNGCCTTGAGGTCTTGAGCCAGTTCTAAACTGTACTCTGCCTTCAGTGCGCGTGACTTAGCAGTAACAGTAACTTTCTCAATGCTGAACGCCATCTGGTTGAAGGCGTCATTAGCAGAGCCATCAAGCGATTCAGATGTTGCCGTGGGCATTCCCTGACCTACATTGTAGGCAGTAGAAGTAGCAGTACCAACTGGGTTCAGAACGCCAGGGTTAGTACCGGATTGACCAGTAGTACCCATACCAACGTTTTGGTCGGTTCCACTGTTGTTGTCGAATCCATAAGGTTGTCCAGAGAATGCTGTATCTACTTCGTCGTAGAAAGTCTCTGATCTTGCGCCTTCCTTGTAGGTTTGCGAGCGCATTGCGAAGATAAGTCCAGTAGGACCGCTCATCGGTTGAACGCCAGCAAGGTCATAAGCGACCAAGTTAGGCATGGAGCGTCTGATCAAGGAGATCAGAACTGGGTCGAAACCAGCAGCAGGACCAGCAGCGGTAGCATNAGCACCGAATCCGCCTGTACCGGCTACGTTAAGAGGTGCTTCAGTCAGCATTCCGGTGCCGGATTCAAATGACTGTTGCTCTCTTAGGAATTTTTCTTGGTTTTCTAGCAGGACGGCGGTAACAGCTCTACGATGCGAATCTTGGATTGCATCAGCGCCCTCAGCATTGAGGAGAGGTGCCCACTTTTCCTGCAGTTGTTCGGAATTGAACATTTGCGTTTACCTTAAGTGTAATTGTTTTAGGTTTGAATTAATATTAAATTCAGTTTATTTGTTAAAAGCAGAGAATGTCTTCAGATATGCAGTCATCGAATTCGATACTGATTCAGGAACAGCTTCTACTCCCTCTGAAAGAGTTTCTGTCTTAACAGATGAAGTCTTAGATGGGAAATAAGATTCCTTCAAAGTCTCCAACTTTTCACGATACTTAGCTTCACTTTCAAACTCTACACTCTCGGAAAGCGTAGCAAGCTTTTCTTTCTGAGTGGACGCAAGTCCTTCAGAAACATCGGCAAGAATTACATCTGAAGTAGACTCAGAAAGTCTCTTATTCAGTGCTACATTCTTATCGATTTGCTCATTGAGTTTGGTCTCCATATCATCTAGTTTTTCTACCATACTCTCAAGTACATCATACTTATCTTCAGGGATTGATACATAATGTGCTTCAAACAGGCCCTTCAGGCCTGTCATGAAGGATTCGTTAAGATCCTCCTTAAGACCACCTTGAATAGCAAGTTGATTCTCTTCCATCCATTCGGACGAAACATACTCTAAGTAAGAATCAACACGCTCGGTGAGTTCGGACTTAGCTTCTACTAATCCTTCCTCAAGTCTTGTGGCATATTGTGCTTCTAAAGTTTCCTTAAGTTGCTCTACTCTGGACTTAATAGCAGCCTCAAAGATTGTTCTTGCTTTCTCTTGGAACTCTTCAGAAAGTTCTTCACCGGCAAGAAGTGCATTAACATCTTCTTCGACGTTAATCTCTTCAAATTCAGGTGCTTCAGCAACAACTGCTTCTTCTTCAGTTGCTTCTTCCACAACTTCTTCGTCAGTGACAGTCTCTTCTTCTTCGATCATTTCGTCAGTAATTTCTTCTTCTTCCTTAACTCCGGCAGGAGTAGGCATAGCACCCACCTTTCCTTTACGGTTAGTAATTGCATCAGAAACCTGCTTAAGAGTTCCACCAGGTGTATTTACCTTTGCAGAATCATCGTCTGGTTTGTAGTTATCGGGAGTTGGACCTCCCAGATCCTCAACAGAAGCGCCAGATGGCTTTTCCATAGGCATCCCTTGTGCTGCGTTAGCATTAACAGCAGTTTTGGATTGCTTAACGTCCTCTTCCATTGCTTGTAATTGTGTGCCACTAGACATTTGAAGTTTCTCCGTATTAACCGATTGTTTAAATTAATCTATATTTATTTATAAATTGTAAATTTACAATGAGTTTATAAACTCATTGAAAAGACTGATTTTATGCTCATCTAACGCTTTTTGCGTTACAAGAGTATCAATTTTTGCCTTAGTTTCTGCAGCGAGTCTTTCACGAAGTGTATCTCCTTCCCAAACCCACTCTTTTCCTTCCATAATTCCTTCAACAAAAGCATCAGGAGCAGAAGGATCAGCAACGATATCAGCAGCAGTTGCTAACATAAAATCGCTACCAACAACATTAAAACCTTCTTTGGTTGGTTTTAATGAACCAATACCTCTTGAAGAAACGCCAAGTTTTACACCTTCATTAATCAAGGACTTAGCGATTTGACCCATAGGAGTCTCAAGGATCTTTGCTTTACCAATAAAATTAGAACCGTGCTCTCTTAGAGAAACAATTTTATGCGAAACTCTATCAAGATTAACAGTTGGACCATCTGGATGACCCAACTCTCCAAGGGCTCTGCCTGGAGTAATATTGGACTCATTATACCTAGCAACCTCTTTTTGGAGAGTTTCCATAGGATACATCCGACCATTACGATTCTTGATGTTTCCTTGTAGGAAGACACCTTCAATATAAAGTGATTTCTTATCACCTTTTCCTTCAGTAATAAACTTTACTGATTCGATTTCTTCTCTAATGAGTTTCATCAAGAGTCTCCGCTAACTTGTACTTGCTGTAGATATGCCACACCAGTTCCTAATGCCAATGTACCAACTGTGAAAGTGCCTCTCACATATGCATCATATGGAAGACCATCTCTTGTAGTATCTGGATATGGACTAGCAGAAGGATAGTTAACAACAATACTCTGAGAGAAAGTTCCTCCTAAAGGATCTGTGTTATTAACACTAATTACAATGTAATCACTGAAATCATAATCTGAATTGCCACCTACAGATAAGGCAACAGAATCTCCAGCCACAAATTGAGATCCTTCACCTTCTGGGAATGTTAATGTAGTGGTAGCAGCAGCACTGGTAACACCAACAACTCTTTGTGATCGGGGTTTACCAATATTAATAACTTCCGTTGTATTCTCAGCAACAAAGTAATTTGCCGGAGTCGCAACAACACCACTTGTGCCAATACCAATATGAGCACCTTTGGTTAAAGCAGTGACTCTCAAACTATCAGATTGATGAGAAAATGCAGTTGAATTAACATTAGATGTACCAGTCGTAACTGCAGTACAAATTCCTACAGGATTATGAGCCATTATTCATTCCGTCGATGGACATTGTGATTATTAGTTATTTATAATCAGGTTTCTTCTACTGGTTCTGCAGAGTCTGCTGTATCAGAAACTTCTTCTTCTTCTGGTTCACCTTGATCAAACATATTAGCAGCTACATTAGGTTTAATATCATCAATTTTCTCAGCACTCTTATTAAAAAGAATATCTTTGATCCTATCACTTATTCCAGATGGCGAATTATCAGACGCCATCATATCCATTAAATCAGCATTAGTTACTTCAGGCATAACATTAAATAGTACAATTTTTAGTATTTATCAAATTATTTATCAAATCTCAGCAGACTTGACTTCCTTAGCAGATGGTTCCATTACAGATGCATCCACTTCGGGTTCTTGAACAGGTGCTCCAAGATCTAAAGGTGCTCCTGTTTCCGGATCTACAGGTGCCATTGGATCAGGAATAATTCCCTCATCAATCTCCTTTGCAATCAGTTCATCCTGTTCGATGATTTCTTCATCCGTCTGACGAAGAATCTTGCGGCGAATATAATCTTGTGAATAATATTTACCTACATATGGTTCTGC